GCGACTCCGAGCTAACACGCTACGGATCTTCCGCTCCAACACGACCAGTGTTGGAACTTCCTTATGTGTTTCCACATAGGACATCCGCGAAAGCATAGAACGGAACTGCGCCGCATCCGTGTGGGGGTCACCATTTAATTGGTACACCTCATACAAGTTGGGCCATAAGGACTCCTCCCAGGATTCCCATCCTGGAAGGTACTTATGCACCAACGATGCTACCTCCTGGTCGGAGGAAAGGTACGCTGCGTCGGACTCACGTCCGGGCAACGGCGAACCACTTATATCTGCACTCATGTACAGAAGACGGTTTGTCCTAGCAGCACGCCTACTAAAGGTACGAACGCGAATATCGCGCTCAAACACCTGCTCAATAACAGGTGTCAGACGCTCCTCTAGTGGAATGCCTAAAGGGTTCCACCCGAGTCCATAAGGTTCGGGTAGATCCGCGATAAAGGATATCACGGCCCTTTGCCGCGCCCTCATAAAACAGAGGGCACGGGGGCCAAGGTTCCTACATAGATCCACGAAGGAATCGTCTGAAACCCGGCCCCGCCATTTGAATCCTTGGATGGCATCATTTGATGTCACCACCCTGCCGAGAAACTCGGCATGGTGAGGAGCCATCAGAGTTTTCGACTCCGATATTCCTACACCCCAAGATTCCATGACAGACCGGTAGAGCCGAGCCACATCGTTATCCATTATGCAACAATCGTCTCCGACGATTGCATACGGGTAACGACCATCAACCATGGGCTTGCTAAGCTTCTGGAAGCACCACTGCACAACAGCATGGTGACAAAGAGCGAATGATGCGAAAGTAGGGTACAGCCCCAATGGCGTACCCACTGTCCATCGCAGAAGGTGAGTCGGAACATTACGTCCCTTCTCTAACGTGGTTGTCCACGCACCCCTGCAACAATCTCGCAGGAACTGCAGCCACCGCGTAGGGATACCCAGCTTCGAGAGGAGCTCTAACTGGACGTCGAGAGGGAAATTGTCCGTAGCATTGGACAAATCCATCGAACAACCCGGCAAGCCGATAGCTAACCACGATTGAATCGCGTTTATGCCACCTTCTTGGTCGAATGTAAAATCATTCGACACGCGTCTCAGGTGATCGAACAACGCATCACCAAGCGGCTTCAAAGCAACCTGATAAATGCGATAGGGATTAGCTGCAAAACGCAGCTTGTACCCACCTTCTTGTATCAATGATACAAGCCCCATTGTGGGGTGTTCAGTCACTACACCACTAGAACGTGAATCAAATTCACGGTTCATGGCCAAGTCCGGTACGATATGGTTTTCCAAACCACGCACCGAACCTGAGAGAATGTCCCAGTTCCTATCAGTCCATTCGGACTTTTGTATGAGGACTCGGAGGGAGTCAACAACTCCTTCCACCTCCGGGACTGTCACATTACCTCTGGGGGCTCGTCTCCTCGGACTGGGTTGAAAGTCCACAAGTGGACTTCCAGTCATGGAAAAGCTTGGAACCATTCCAATGCTCGAGACGAGCGGACTCTCATGGACTAACTGATATGCTTCGATTAGCACATCAGACTGGACAGGCTCTCGGTGAATAGCCGAGACCGCCTTCTTCCACTGACGTTCTGTGACCTTCAAAGAAGGATGATCGAACAAAAGGCCAGTGTACAACATTATAGCGTTAAAGGCTTTCCGGAAGTCTTTCCGGCTCAGCCTAAACAGAACTCCAAAGGGGCCCTTAGGGCCCTTTGGGCTATAATGTATCCAAGAATGGGACTTCGCTGGTTCTAAACCGGCATAGTGACGGATGAGATCAACTTTTATTGATTTGATCCTATCTACCGTCCATTCTTCCCCTGAGCACTTGATCCATTTCTGGGTCAGTAATATCAGTTGGCGTGACTCTGTGGTCGTAAGACCACAGGCTCGGAGCCGCAAGAGACATTGTTTCGTGTCGAACACAAGTCTATGCCCTTTCACAAGGTACTAGACACAATGGGCCTCTAGTGGCCCGCCCTTCGACCTGAAGGACTTGCAGTGACCCCCCTTTCA